AGAAACATGAAGTCTGGATTTAAGAAGAAGTAGTTATTGGCAACAACTCTGATTTTAATTTAGAATACTCTTCCCATATAGGATATTCGCTACCCCAATACCTAGACTTGTTTTGTTTATTGTTTAGTGAATGTAAAACTGTAGTGTGATCTTGACCAAACACTCTGCCAATAGATGATATGCTTACGTTATATTCTTCATATAAAAGATTATAAAGTATGCTTCTTGTTCTAACTACATCTCTAGTTCTACCTTTGCCAAACACATCATGTTTACTTACAAGATATTTTTCACAAACCTTATCTACTATTTTATTAACAGTTTCTAAGTTTGCATTTTTGTAAACAACTCCAATTATTTTCTTATTACTATCATCAATAGGTTGTTTCTGTAAAAGTTTTGCAGCATATAAAAATCCTTCCGAGAACCCTACCTCATATAATCTTTCTTCTTGGTTCGTAAGAAGGTAAAATGCTTTCTTAACTTTATATACAAATGTATTTTGGTCTAAGTGTTTTATGTGTTTATTATAGTGTGTGCTTATATTTATGGTCATAGATCCCCTACAGTTTTCCTTTCTTTTTTTTCAATCATTACGTTAATGACTATTTACTTGTCATTAACTGTTCTTTTGTCTGCTCTATTTGCCAAAGTAATTTATAAGAATCTTGTTGATACTTATTTACTTTCAGTTTTGCTTCCAGATACTTCGAGTGTTTCTTCTCTTGAAGATCCTTTAGCTTCTGCAGACGCATTCGGATTTGTTCCATCATGCTCCTTTTTTACTGTTGCAAAATCATATTTTAAATTATTGATCTTGCATTCTACAAACTCTCCTCTATTGGAATTGTTTGCAGCTTTCTTTACATCATCAAAGAGTTCAATCATTTGAAAATGACACTCTCCATTGATAATTCTTTTAAATTTTGTCATACTTATTTAGTTTTTTCAACTTCTTTTTTTATCAAAAAATCTATATACTGTCTGGCTTTTTTGAGATCCTCGATACCATTTTTTCTTTTGTATCTGGAAATATACTTAATTACATTGCCTTCACAAAAATCAAATTCATTTTTAATTATAAAATCAATAGGTTCAATCTTGTTTGCTATGTAGTGTGATGGTTCTTTTATATTATCTGTCATATTAAATCCTGTTTTAGCAAGGTGGGGAAAACGATTAGAAAGGGAAAAAAAACCCCACCCTGCTGGATACCCTTTAGCCTAAGTTAAAAGGTATATTCGTTATTAGCACCTTCACTTGGTTTTGCAAAGGCATTTTTACTTGCTCCTGCTCCACTCGGTGTTAAAATTACTGTCAATTCACCTTCCTTGACATTGCCGTCTTGATCTTTTGACGGAAACGCAGCTTGGTTATACCACTTACCATTAATATTGACCCCAATAGTCCAGTTCTTATCTGGATGTTTCATATTTTTAGGACCAATGTAAACTGGAAGTTTATCTGTTGGAGACTTCCAATCTTTATTCTTGGTTAGGTTGATGTATATCTTGTCGGATTGATTATCCATATTTACTCCTTAGTTATATCAATCTTTATGATTGATTATTTGTTAGTTTGACTTCATGCTTACTACTTACATCTCTGATCTGTTCGTATGCTTTGAAGTTATTATTTTTGAGATGATTAACAACTGATCTCACTTGACTTTTAACCGAAGCTAATTGTTTTTCAGTTTTAGTTTGTTCGATCCTGTTAATGATCTCTTCTACATCTATCTCATCATCAAGATAGGTAGGTTCTGTAGATTGCTCCACAGAATTTTGCTTAAATGGTTTTGCGTTATAACCATCTTCTAAATCCATTCCTGTTTTTAGATTGAGTGCATTTAAGAACGCATACTTTTTACTGTATGACATTGCTTGACCCGTTCCGTATTTATCTAAACCACCCATTGCAGTACATCCATCAATGACAATGAAACTTGCTGGATCATCAATGTCAGTTATTCTCATGGTGCAAGTTACAATTACAAATCTATCCGTAACATCTGTTATGTAATTACAAGTTGGATATAAACCATTTTTTAAAAGAGCTTCCATAGCCACTCTTTGTACATCATCATGTAACAAAGGATTAAAAGGCATACCTTTAACCTTGTTTGCTTTCTTTACACCACTCGCATGATTACAAGCATTGTGTAACTTCTTATGTATGTTTGTCATATTTTTATTTCCCATTCTATATACGTTATTGTTTTCGCTACTCATATTTAATACCCCATAGTTTATTGATTAGTTGTTTTTGTTCATCTGCTAAATCTTTATAGTAAAAGAAATGATTAAGGTCTGGTGGCTCCATCATTAAAGCTAACTTCTCAATGTTACCCTCACAAAACATAATCATCTTTTCCCACAATAAAATTTTATCAATCATTTTATTATAAAGATGTTGCAAGTGATCTGCCTTCATTAACTCATGGCTCTTATCAAAGATGACATAATCTTTATCATTAACATATACCAAGTATGGTATCTTCTTTGTTGCCATGTAGTAGAACGAAGTTTGTGTAAGGTTTTCAATCGTTGGTTCCGTAGGTAATTCTTGAGTGATCATGTTCCACTCTTCTTTACCTTTAACCTTCCTTAAATTAGGTGGCTTAGTTTTTAATTCTATAAATTTTGTTTTAGTTTCATAATCTATTCTGCCGATCACAGGCTTGATCATGTCAAATTCTTTTAGCTCTACATATCTTTCGCAAACTAATTTATCTTTACCAATTATATCTTGCACAACTTTTTTTGTAATTGGAATACAATCTGTAGCAAACTTAATCATAGCTTCTCTGCCAAACTTATCCTTTGCATCTACAGGTTCATTTTTATTTATTGCTTCTTGTTCAGCTTTAAAACAAACATTATAATTTTTATCCCACTCTGTTTCTTTAATTGTTTTAGTTTTATAAATTACATCTGCGATTTGTTTTTGAACTACATTATTTACTAGGTTGCCAAAGTTTGCTTTGTATCTAAATGGAAACTTCCTTCTAACTTCTTGAGGGAAACTGTAACCAATAATATTTTTTGCAAAGGGTGTTGATGTTGATGAGTAAGACCAATGATCTAATCCTTCTCCACCATTAAATATTGAAAATGCTTTTTGTATTTTTTCGTTTTCCATTTAAACCTTTCCGTTTTTATACTGTAATTACACCCGTTATTGTCTATTGTCAATAGCTCTAAAAGTTATATAACGGATAATAAAATGACTAAGAAAAAACTACCATATAAAAAGGTGCGTATAATTTGGGTTGATATTTGCTCATCTTCCCAATGGTATGACGATTTGGCAGATGTTGATAAGTTTAGTTATACTTGGTGTGAGGATATTGGTTATCTATATTATAAAGATTCTAAAGTAGTAAAAATATTTACCTCATTTTTTTATGATGAAGATAAACTATCTATTGGAAACATAACTGCTTATCCTAGATCAGTAGTTAAAAAAATTATATACGAGAAATGACATATTCTGGAATCTTTGACGAAACTGATTGCAAACAAGAATTAAAACGAGCCAAGAAATATATTAAGAAACAAGCTGATATAATTTTTGTGTTAGAAAAAGAGTTAGAAGAAAAAAATAATGAGATAATAATAATTAAAGAAAGGATAAATAAAAAATGAAATGCTTTTATTGTAATGATGATGTGATCTGGCAAAACGATTATGATATGGAAGATATTGATCCAGATTCAACTCACAACATAATTTCATACTACGATTGCAAAGGTTGTGGTGCATGGTACGAAATTTATACAGATAAAAAAGAAAAAGATAATGGCTAGATACACTTACGCTTTCAGTAATGGAAACTATAATGATTGGCATAGAAAATATGAGGGTATTGCCATGATTGATATTGATTCTGTTGAGTGTTGTCAGTATTGTTATGAACCTTTAGCTATAATCGAAACTTGTTATGATAAGGACCAGAAATATAAGGCTACAAACCTCTCAAAGATCATTGCTGAACGCCTAAACATACCCTGTTTTTTAGTGTTCTATAAAGAATCGACACCTGGGAGCCTAACCTTTAGGATCAAGCGTATACGAGCTTCTAGGACAGAGTTTCAATTAATGAATGAGGATCAATGGGTCGACATCTTGCGAAACCTACATATAAACCATAGTAAAAACTGTAAGAAAGGAAAATAAATGAATACATCTAGGGGATTTTTACATATTACCTATAAATTATACCACCATTTAGATATTATTGATGGGGTTAAGAAGTCTTATTGTCTTAATGTTTTTTTATCTGTCATGAAATATGCTTGGAAGAAAAATGGCTATAAAGCAGGGTTAAGG